TCTGGGTACACGCGCCGAAGTCGGTCAAGAAGGAGAACCGCAGGCGCAATCTCCGCATCCTCGGTCAGTCGGTGAAGGAGACGCCGACTCAGTATTTCTACATCCACCAGGAGCACCTCTGCGCCGGCAATCGGCAGGCCGCGGAGCAGTTCGGCAAGATCGCTCTGAGCTTTCCTAACCTTGAGCAGTCCTTCCGCTACGAGGCGCTGCTGAACCTCGCCAAGCTGTGCGGCGATTCGCGCGAGGCGATGAGCTACGCGCTGCAAGCGCACGCCGTCTTCCCGTGGTGCCGCGAGGCTTACGCCGCGATCATCCTTCTGCTCTTCGAGAAGAACGACGGAGCGCGTGCGCGCTGGTGGGCCGAGGAGATGCTGCGCCACCGCGAGCCAATCGGCGCGGACAAGCCGTGGACCTCCGAGGCGAAATACTACGGCTGGGCGGGCTACGATCTGGCAGCGCGAGCCTTCCGACTGGCTGGGATGGAAGCGCGGGCTGACGTGCTCCAGCAGCAGTTTCACCTTGGCAATCATCCGCGCATCTCGCTCGTCCACGCGACCCGCGGCCGCACGTCGAAGGCCGTCGCCTGCCGCGAGGCTTGGCTCGGACTCGCGCAAGATCCGACCCGCATCGAGCACGTATTCGCCGTGGACGCGGACGACAAGGAGTCGGTCACGATGGGCAAGCAGTTCCTGAGCGTCGTCTCGGAGAAGCGGTCTTGCGTCGCAGCCTGGAACCTAGCAGCCAAGAAGGCGCGCGGCGATCTGATCGTGCAGCTGTCCGATGACTGGGTTCCGCCCATCGGCTGGGACGCGAAGCTTCTGTCGCTTGTCGAGGGGCGCGACTTGCAAAAGGAGCCGCTCGTGATCGCGGTTCACGACGGCCATCGCACCGGCCCGCTGCTTTGTATGGCGATCCTTTCGCGGGCGCGCTTCGAGCAGCAGGGCGGCGAGCTCTTCCACGAGGGCTACCAGTCGGTATTCAGCGACAACGAGTTCTCGCATCGAGCCTGGCGCGACGGCGTCGTGATCGACGCGCGCCACCTCTACCGCTTCGAGCACCAGCACCCGGCGTTCAAGAAGGGCAACTGGGACGCCACCTACCAGCACAACAACACGAAGGAGCGTTACGACGCCGGCCTCGAGCTCTTCAAGAAGCGCAACCCTGACGCCGATCCAAAATGGACCACGCCGTGAGCAACCAGTTCTTTTACGAGTACCGGATCCACAACCAGACGGACGCGCTGATGTCGCGCGACCGCACGATCCACGCGCAGTATGACCACGCCTACGTCGCGCGCTATGAGAAGTACCCCGAGCGCGAGCTCTCGGAGATTCGCGCGGCGCTGTTCCAGCGCTTCTTTCCAGACGCGGATATCGTATGTGACATCGGCTACGGAACCGGCGCTTTCTTGCGGGCGATCAACCACCGTAGCGGCTGGGTCCATTGCCGGGGCTACGACGTCTCCCCGTATCCTGCGCCGTCATTCGTGCGCGTGGAGCCGAACTGGCAAAAGAAGCGCTGGCCGGTGCTCACGTTCTTCGACTCGCTCGAGCACTTCGAGCAGCTGCCGAAGTTCAAGGCGGACGGCGCAATCGTCTCGGTGCCGTGGTATCACCCAGCGCTCGGCTCCGAGTGGTTCTACAACTGGAAGCACCGCCGCCCAGGTGAGCATCTCTGGCACTTCACTCCGGAAACGCTGGCGAACGCGATGGCGATCAACGGGCTTCGGCCGGTCTTCATCGGCTCGCCCGAGGACGCGGTTCGAAAAAATGATGGTGACTGGCCGAACATTCTCACGATGGTCTTTAAGACGTGAGAATCTGCATCGTCTACCATCAGCGCCTCGGCGACATTATCCGCGTCCTGCCGATTGCGCGGCATCTGGCGAGCCAAGGCCATTCCGTCTACGTCGAGTGCTTCGCCCAGTATTGGGGGCTCTTCGGCTGCGTCAGCTACGTGCGGCCCTCGGATCCGAAGCAGCGCGACAAGATGCGCTTCGGCCGCGTGCTTGAGCTCGAGATCTGGCCGCACCGCTACGACGAATACCGAGCCAGCGGGAAACCTTGGGGCGACTTCGTCTTCGGCCTTTTCCCCGAGTTCGCGCATCTGAACCAGCGGCCCGAGTTCGATCTGATCGACGAGCAGCCGCCGCTGGAGGACTACGGCTTCAGCCGCGAGATCTGCCTGCTCGCGCCGTTCGGCTACTCGCAGGGCAAGCAGTACCACGCCGGGCCTCTGATGGAAGCCTGCCGGCGCGTCGCCAAGCGGCCGATTGTGTTCCTCGCTGACGAGGTGCAGGAGGCGAAGCTCCTGACCTGGCGCGTGCCGCAGACGATGATCCTGCGGGCCAAGTCGCCGGCGCACTTGCCGCGCATCATCCGCGACGCGGAGGAGATGTTCACGATCAACTCCTCCCCGTGCATCATCGCCGGGGCCGTGCGAAAGGAGTTCTGGCACGTAAGCTCTGGCGTGGCGCAAGACGACGCCTTCTCGCCTGCCTCGCGAGTTGTGACAGTTGGCGAGTAAGTATGGCCGCAGTCCGCGACTTCGATCCCGTGCAGCTGGCGCTCGACCAGGGCGCCATTCTGGAGCAAGCCGGCATTACGTTCTCCTACCTCGGCAGCACGATCACTGGCGTCTGGTCTTCGAGCCGGAACCTTTTTGACGAGTTCGAGGACCAGCGCCGGGACGACGTGAAGTTCACGGTCTTCTTCACGACCTCTTCGGTGACTGGCACGCCGGCGCAGAGTCAGACGCTGGTGCGAGCCGGCACGACCTACTTCGTGGAGCAGGTGCGGTTCGACGCGGAGGGCGCGGGCTGCGAGATCGACGTTTGCAAGGTGATATGATCGCGATAACAATCGAGAATGAACGCTTGTCCGCGGCGCTGACTGAGCTCGCGCGCGCCTCGCAGTTCGGCCTTGGCCCAATCATCAAGGAGGAGGGCCGGTATCTTACGCAATTATTCATCAAGTTCACTCCTCCAAAAAGCAAGAAGCAGGGCGTGAACGCGGTGCGGAAGGACATCGGCAAGATGACTGCGGTGCTAGATTACAACACGCTAAAGGCCAAGGCTGCACCGGGGAGCATCTACGAATCAATGGCGCGGATGGTTCGTCGGCGCGAGACTGAGAAGCTGAACAACTTACTGCGAAACCCCAAGATCTCCTACTGGGGCGGCCGGCGCGTCCTATCGGATATCACTCAGGTCGCAGAAGTTCATTTGCGCGCGCGCAACAAGTACGGCCGAATCCCGAAGGATCAGAACGTGGCGGCCTACAAGACCGACGCGAGACGCTATCGGAAGGCAATCGAGGACCGCGTGGGCTGGACCGTTGCCGGATGGATTCCAGCTGCGAAGGCCACCGGGGCGAGATACAAGAAATTCGCCGAGCCATTGGCCTCTAACGCTGGCGAAGTCGCGTATTGGTTCGGTCGGGCAAACGAGCGTCCTGTTTTCATCGCTGCTCGAAATCGCAACGTCAAGATTCCGAATTATCAGCGGATGATCGACGGCGCGTTTAACTCCCGCGTCTCTACAACGACGAAAAAGGTAAAGCGGCTCTTAGCCGGAAAGGCCGTCAATTTAGGTTTTACTCGTGTCGAAGGCGCACAACCTGTACCGGAACTGGGCGCACAAACGATGCCACAACTTCTTGCCGCGTGAGCACCCGCACCAATATCCGCAACGCCATCGGGCTCAAGCTGACGCAGGCTAGCGTCGTTCCCACGGCGAATCTCCTCAAGGGCCGGAACAACACGCTTGCCTCGACGAGCTTCCCGTCTGCCGCCGTTTACGCCGTCAGCGAGCAGATCGAGGTTCGCACGCTGTCGCCGTCAAATCGAACGCAGTACCGCACGCTGCAAGTGATGGTCGATTATTTCACCGCGGAGGTGGCCGGCTCGACGACAATCATCGACGATCTCTTCGACACGGGTTCGGCTGCGGTTGAGGCTGCGGTGCTTGCTGATGTGACCCTGGGCGGCGTCTGCGATGACCTACTTCTGACGTCCGTCGATTATGTGATCGAGCCTGACGAAGAGCGTCGCTGGGGCGTCGCTCGTCACACCTTCTCCTGCATCTATTTAACCACCGACTAAAATGGCGAACCACTTAGGCCGCGAAGGCACCGTCAAAATCTCGTCGACCACCATCGGCGAGCTCCGCAACTACTCCTTGGCTCACTCCTCCGACGTCGTCGAGGACTCGGTCATCGGCGACACCTACCGCACGCGGAAGGCCACGCTGAAGACCTGGAGCGTCAACGGCGACCTCTACTGGGACGAGACCGATGCCGGCCAGATCGCGCTGACCATCGGCTCGACCGTGACCGTCAACCTCTATCCCGAGGGCATCGCGTCGACGTCCACCTACTACACCGGAGGCGGCATCGTGACGAAGTTCGACATCAGCGCCGCGTTCGACGGAATGGTCGAGGGCTCGATCAGCATCGAGGGCAACGGCGCGCTGTCCACTTTGACGGTTTGAGGTGAAGGATGGATGCTATTGACCTAGTTCGCGAACACTTCGCCTCCCTCGGCACCAAGAAGATTGAGGTGCCCGAGTGGAAGCTGACGATCCACGCCACTCCTGTCACGCTGGCTGAGAAGGCGCGCCTCTACAAGAAGAGCCGCGAGAGTGATATGGAGCTTCTCGTCGACATCCTTCTGATGAAGGCGACGAGCGAGGACGGGAAGAAGCTCTTCACCATCGAGGACAAGGCGGCGCTGCTCAATCGTGCGGACTCCAACGTCCTCGCGCGAGTGGCGAACGCTATCCTGGCCGACGATGCGCCGAAGGCTGAAGAGCTAAAAAACTAGCCGGCGGCGAGGCTGGTGCCGACCTCCTCGCCGTCTA